AAAGTTAATTTAATGGGTAGGAATTGCTAAATAATTAGCTTTTCTTTGTACCACCAAAAGTTACGCTAGATGCAGATTCATTTCTGAATTTCATCCCAGCTTGCTTTTCCTTCATAAGATCGTTGTTGATAGCTTCTTCTTTTTCTTGAGTTTTCCTATTATAGTATTCCTCAATTTGAAGAGCGATCTCTTCCGGTATCCTTGCCAGCAAAAGGCCACCTACTCCAATTACTCCTGCGTATCTACCTTCAGACATTTGTGGATAATCTTGATCTGGATATTCATCAGCTCTAACTAATTCATATCCTTCTCTTAATGAAGCTGCAACGTTTTTGGTATCTTGATACCCCATTGATTCAGCTCTTATCCACTGATGTCGAAAGCCTTTTGGCGCAGGCGGTGCATCGAGTGAGTTGGGTGGAGTCCATACTTTTTTGTGAGAAGTTTTTTCTCTAGTTTGACTCGCACGTGAAGTTCTTATTTTATCATTTTCCATATGCTTATACTCCTTCCGTGATTTTTAATTGTTTTGCATAATCTTCGAGTGGCACACCTAATCTTTTAGCTATTGCTACCTGTGAAGGTGTGAGCTTGACAGTTTTTTTGCGTCCTTGTGGGGCTGAACGTCTAGCCGAAGCTACATTTTGAGCAGGTCTTGCTCTTTCTGTAGTTGTATTTGCTATCTTATCAAATTTATGAGGAAATTCAAGTCTTATTCTTTTATCAACTTCCATATAATATTCGTCAGATTTAGGGTCGTATCCTTCTTCCTCTACAAGCTTTTTATGTATGTCAAAAGCCGTATAAGTCATAGCTGAATCGTTTCCAAACCAACTATTGTTTGAGGCCCATTCTTCTGCTTTAGCATCTGTTGGAACATTAGTTGTAGGATCATAAGATCTTTGTTGTGGAGTTATGTTAACCTTTTTTTGAGGTTGCATTTCTTCCGCAGCTTTTAACTGACCTAGTCTTACAGCATCAGAAGATAGTCTTGCCATCTGTTCTTGTGCTGATACTTGTCCTTCAACATCTCCTGCTTCAATAGCAACTTTCAAGGCTTGTCTTGCAGCGTCCATATTTGTTTTGACTCTGTTTTCAAACTCTGAAACGTAAGATTTATCAAGTTTAGAAAGTTTGCCTTCTAAAAGATCTTTATCTTTTTTGATTGCTTGAGCAAAAGTTAATGCTTCTTCTTTTTGTCTTTCCGCCTCTCTCATTTTACGAGTTAGTTTAGCAATTCTTTTTTGAACGCCTTCACTATATTCTTTTAACTCGTCTTTTTTTTCTTCAACAGGTTTTTCTTCTTTTGCTTCAACCTGTTCAACTTCCACCTTTTCTTCTTTTGCAGCTTCCTCTTTAGGTTGCTGTTCGTCTAAATTAACTTCAATCGACTTTTCGTTTTCTTCGCCAACATCAATTAATTCATCTTGTTTTGTGTTTTCTTCTTGCATAGTTCCTTCCTATGTTAAATGTAATGAAGAATCGATTCTGGGTCACCAATGGTACCTAGAACTTCATCATCGTTTAATATACGCACTTCTCCGCCTTCTATTGGTAATCTTGCGCCAGCATATCTAGCGAACATTACCCAATCTCCTACTTTGCACCACGGCTCTATAAATTTTTCTTCATCTTTATAAGCCAGGTCTCCCATTTTTAAAACATAACCACATGTTGTGGCAATTCTTGCTTTGTCTAATTGTTCTTGTGAAAATAAAATACCACCTTTAGTTTTTTCTTTTGGTGTAAAAGGTAAAACTAAAAGTCTATATCCAACAGGTTCAGGTAGTTGATCTACAACTTCCTTAATATTTTCTGGATCTAGTCTTTTTGCGTGGGGTTCTTCTTTTGCTTGTTCTTTGTATTTTTCTTCTAATGCATTGACATGTTTAGGAGTTTCATTTTTTGTCTCCGATGTCGATAACGTTTCCTTGCTCATTTTTTTGCTCCTTATAGTTTAGCAGGTTAGAGATTTCCTGTAGTATTATTGAATAGGCATGCGCCTGTCCTAACATATATTTATATTTTTCCATATTGTCAACCCCACCACCCATCATTGTTTCTTGAATTTGTAGTTGCGCGTTGGATATGGCTTTTTTTATTTTATCTATGATTACTAGATCTTCCATTATTTCACCCACCTTTCTATTATTTTTATTTTCTCTTCTGCATCCACAATAACTTGTAAAAGTTTGTCCATTTCATCCAAATGTTGAGGATGTTCACCTATTCCTACAGAACTTTTAGTGTAGATATTTAAAGTTGCTATTGATTCAGCAATTTGTGCTTCGTATCGTTTCTTAAGTGCTTCTAACATTTCCATCTTTTTCTAGCCTGACGTAGTCTAGAATTAGGATCTTTTGCTGCCTTTGGAAATTTTTTCATTTGGCCTGCGCTTCTTGCACAGTACGACTTACGTCGATTTGCAGCTTTTGATCCTGGTTTTACTTTACCCGTCACGGCTGTTTTTAATTTAGAACCGGGATTTTTTCTTCTGTAGGCAGCGACACCGGCTCGAGTCATACCTGCTCCAGACTTTGTAGGTCTAAAGTTCTTTTTATTTCTTGCAGGCATATTATCCTGTCTCCTCATACTAATCCTCCTATACCCATTTTTTTTCTTTTTGCAAACGTAGCAACGTTTGTTGGTTTGCCGCCTGGATTACCTGCTGCTCTTTTTCGTCTGACAGCACTCGCCTTTTGTCCACTTGTCATCCGTGTGGCTTTTGCAAGTGGTACGCATTTCGGGTATTTTCTTTTTGAACCTTTGGCAGATTTTCTTCCACAAGGTTGATATTTTCCATCCTTCTTTGGTGCTCCAATATCTACCCATTTTTGATCCACCCATTTTTTTAAATCGCCCATTAGACCATTCTAGTTTTTTTACGTTTGTTGGACATTACTTTGCCACAACCTCTAGCGATGAATCCACCATCTTTAGCTTTTACTTTTCCTTTACAAACTTTAGATGCATACATGTTTGCATACGCCGAAGGATAAACATCGAATTTTCTCTTCGCTGCTGCTTTTCCTTTTGGACAAAGTTTAGCCATTATTTTTTACCTTTTCCAAATACGCCTCTACCTTTTAAGATATCAGCTCTAGTAACTTTACCATCACCTGTTAAGTCAGGAAACTTTTTTGCTCTGCCACCATCTTTCATGTAGCCCATTTTATTTCTAACATCTTTAGGTAATTTAGATAAACCTTTTTGACTTGGTTTAACAGCTTTAAGCATACCACCATCTTTTTTACCAGGTCTAATTGGTTTTGGTTTCATTTGTTGACCATACCTGTCAGTTGGTTTAGGTCTTAAAACACCTGGACCTCTTGGTTTAAGTGCTCTACCTAATCCTCTTAATTGTATGCCGTATTTTTTAGCCATTATTTTTTCCTTTTCTTATCTACGTTTTTTATTTTACCTTTATTTTTAGATGCATAAAAAACTTGTTCAGCTTTTTTATTACCATAAGTCTTTTTCATAGACTTCATGATTTTTTTACCTTTAGCTGTAAGAGGCATTATCTATTGATTTTGCCTTTTTTCTTCATTTTAGAACCAAACTTACCATAAGATTCATTTCGAGAAGCAACTAATTGTTTTTTAGTTCTTTTCTTTTTGATTCTCATAGCAATAGATTCGTCTTTTCTAGCGTTGTAACCTTGTTTTTTCTTACCAACTTTGCCGCCTTTTTTCATAGCGCCTCTGTCCATAAGTTCAGTTGGCATTCTTTTTGATCTCATGTTTACACCTTGTCCACGTGAATACATCATATCTCCAGTTCTGCCTCCCATACCACCAGCTTTAAGAGCTTTTCTTGGTTGAGCAACTTGTTTGTTAAATCTTCTATTTGCCATTATTTTTTTCCTCCGTTTCTAAATATTTGTGTTCCCTTTATACCATAAATGCTAGCCACTACCAAGATCCATAAATTTGTGAACCATTGAGGAAGTTGCGAAAACATTTCGAAGAACAATTTTACCTTGTCCATCGCAGTGGGGTCGTCTGATACGACCGCCCAGGCTAGAACTGCAACTGGCGTGCTCAATATTATGAGAACCGCTTCGTCTTTCCAGTCTGATTGTCTAGCTTCTAACAATTTACCTTGGTAAGCTTCCTCACCACGGGCTTGTTTTTCAGCATGCAATAATTGTGCTTCAGACATAGCCATCTTTGCTCTTTGTCTGTTAGCGTAAATCTTTGAACCAGCTTGTGCTGCAAGTTTAATTGCTTGTAGCCACATAAACTAATACCAAGTTGCTTTAACAGGTTTTTTGTCAGGTCTCATTCTTTTTGTACCTCTGACATCAACTGTTTGAGATTCATCTGGGTTAGTCATTTCAACAGGTATACCACCTTGTTGTAATCCATCTTTACCAACACCCAATTCTTTTTCAATTTTAGGTGCTTTGACGTAACCTTGACCTCTTAAATAATCTTTAGACATATTTTATCTCCTTATTTGTTTGATTATAACTATTTTTTACCGAAGTTTCTACCAAAATCGTGAATTTTGCTTTTATCTGCCATGCCTTGTTTAGCTAATGACACACTTGCACGTAATTTTGCTAATTTTTCGTTTTGTTCAAGCTTTTCATCTTGATTTTCTTGGTTCATAAGAGCTTTTGCTGTATCAAGATCAATTTTTTCCTGACCTTCTTTTAGTTTTCTTTCATTTTCAGCTGCTCTTAAGTCAACTTCTCTTGCTTTTAACTTAATTAATGGATCACCATTGTATTCACCCATAATTTTTTGTTCTTCATCCATATAATCTTTAGTCATTTCAGCAATAAGCTGTGCTTTTCTCGCATTAATTTTCATTGTTAACGCTTGTGCTTGTGCTATGAGCTGCGGATTGTTTGGATTTTGTTTTAATATCATTTGCATTTGTTGTGCTTGTTGTAATTCTTGTGTAAATTCTAATTGAATCTGTTCTTGAGCCATTAAAGAAATTCTTTCAAGTATATTTTTTTGTAAAGCAACCATAACAGAAGGTGAATTTTGCACCATGTTTGATTTCATAAAGTTTAAATGTGAATCAATGTGTGCTTTATGATCTTGACCAGGAAAAGCTTGAAAAGGTTTCATACCCATTGCAGCAATTTCTTCTAACGATGGATCTAAAGGCGTTGGCTGCGATGGTTGTGGTAAAATTGCATTTATATTTTTTACTCCTAACGCATCATACATTGATCTATACGCTTGATAGATGTCATGTATCTGTGGATTAGTCTGTGCTAATTGTAATTGTGTTTGCGCCATAGATATTCTCTGTGTCTGTGAAAATATATTTGGATCAGCTACGGGTAAAATATCTACCTTGTCATCAAAGTCTGCAACTTTTATATTTCTTGTAGCTCCAACAACATCGTAAGGATATTCAGAAGGTAAATATGTTTTGAATACTTCTGATAGTAATTTAAATTCTTGTTTTAATCCTACATATAGTCTTTTGTGAATAGCAGACATAACTCTTGAACCTCTTTCAAGTAAAGCTACTGTTGTACCCACTGCAGCTTGTTGATTCATATCTCCAACTTGTGAATCTGCTATTGATGCAAATCTTTGTCCTGCTTGAACCACAATACCCATTAACTGAAGTAAAGTTGCATCAGGTCCTTTGAAAGGTAGTTGCATAAATTGATCTCTAATGTTTCCACCAGGAGCGTCGACATCTCTGAACTCACCAGGTTGTAAGGGTTGTGCATCGTCTCTAATTCTTAATCCTCTTGTCTTAAATCCTGCCGGTAGGTTAGCTAACGTTCCTGCGTCTAGTAATTGTCTTAACGCAGCGGTTGCTGTTCTTGTTAAGCCACCAATCATGTGAATTAAACCAAAGCCATAAAAACCTGTACCTGGTAAAAATTTAAATTGTACAAAGTAACTTATTTTTTTCTTTAAAGGATCTTCAGGTTTATAATTTCTTCTAATAGATAATATAGTTTGATTATCATCTGCAAAAGTTATGACGTACGGTAATTTAATTCCTGTTGGATTACCATTTTCATCCATATCTTCATATCCTTCTAAATCTAAATTCGTATGCATTTCATAAAGTGTGTATTGATCTTCTTGACCATCTTTTGAAATACCTTCTAATTGTAATTTCTTTTCTTCTAATTGATTTTCTGTAACAGGTGGATCGCTTAATTTTACATCTCTGTAAAATCCAGCGACCTGTTGTTTTCTCAATTCGTTACCTGACATTTTGATAACATGTACAATTGCATCGGTATCATCTAATGAGGTAGCTGAATACGGAACAATTAAATCTTCTGCCGGTACGAATTTTGACACGGCTCTACCTAAAAGTTCATCATAATAGACTTTCTTAAAGGTAGAACCGGAGAGGGGTAGATAGAAAAGCATTTGATCAAACTCTGGCTCATACTCTTTCATCTGATCCATAATTTGATAATTCATAAAATCTTTTACACGTTTTGACTGTTCTTCTTTTTCAACAGTGATGTTTCCTAAAATCTGTGTTCTAACTGGACCATCACTTGGTAATAATTCTTTGTAAGCTGTTGCTTGAAATTGTGTAACCGCTTCAGCAAGTACAGGGTGATTAACACCACTAGCTCCTCTGAAAGGTTCTGTTCTTCTCTCGTATTTGAAACCTAATAATTCTAAACCTTCTTTGTAAGATTGTTCCCAATCTCCTCTTGATTCTTTGTATTCTGTGTATTGATCGTAAAGAGTTTGACCTAAAGACTCTAAAGAAGAGCTAGACATGTCGTCAGCTAAATTCGCAAAGTGTCCATCGGATTGTCGACCAGGGACCGTTGTTGGATCAAAAGTAACTTCAGCTCCACCTTCTTCGTCCATAACAACTTCACTTGTGTCTGTTGTAATAACTTCTTCTGAACCGGGAACAGCTACTTCTTTTTCTTGAAACTCTTCGTCTTTAATTTCCTCAACTGTGTTGGGTAATGACTTATCTATACTATCTACCATATCTCTTTCCTGTTAATTATTTTACACCTTTGACGGCAACTATACCGCCATTAAAGTAAGATGTAAAGCCTCCTTCTTGATATTTAGGAACAGTAGGATATCTCATAGGATTTATTTCTCTTATTCCCGCCGATCGTGTAGAAGAGCCGGAAGCCATATCTTGACCACTAGGACCGGCTTTTGTTGCTTTTTTTATAAATTTTAATATTTTATTTACTTCTTTAGGGGTTACTTTTTTTTGTGATTCTAAAACATTTTTTCTATTTAATTCAATAAGTGCTTTGTCTTGTGCTGTTAATTTTTTTAATGGTTTATTTTTTGTAAGACCTAGAGTGTCTACAGCTTTTGAATAATTTATAATACCAGGGCCTCTTTTTAAAGTATTAGGATCTAATGGTGGAAATGATTTATAACCTGCAGCTTTAGCCGCATACTCCATTCCTTTTACATTATAATTTTCTATCATTTTTTTATAACCTTTAGGTTTGTTTTTTGCTAATCTATTTTGAGATACAATGATAGATTTGATAGCAGGATCAATTTTTTTTTCTATTAATAAATTTATTTTAGAAGGAGTATATTTTAAAGATGCTGCTGTAACAGGCACATTGTATAAATCTCCTGCATGACCTAAATGAACTTTTTTATTTCCTCTATATTTTTGTTCTAAAGCAGGAACACTATATTTCTTTTGAGCCGTTCTTCTTCTAGCAATTTTTTCTTTATTTAATTCTGAACCTGGTTTTTGTTTGTATTCGGATTTACCTTCTTTTTTTATTCTTGCAACTGTTCTTTCTACTTGATACGGAGATAATTTATATTTTTTTGCTAATTCAGGATTAGTTAAAACTTTATTTTTTTTAGCTTCAACACTTCCTATAGGATATTTATATCTTTTTTCTACTTCAGGTTTTAATAAATTATCTAATGCTGTTCTTTTTTTCTCTGCCGCTGTTGTCGCTGCTTTAGTAGCGGTTTTAGTGCTTTCTAAAACTCTACCTTCAGATAATTTTAAATTACCTAAATTATTTTTTACTCCCTTATAACTAAAATTACCTTTATTTCTTATTTCTTGTAAAGTTGGATTTCTTCCTAATTCTTTTTTTAATTGTGTGTGAACTTCTTTTACTTCGCCACCTATTCTAAAACCCGGTCTTAATCGCGTAAGTATATCTGTAAATAGCGTTTCGTCAGCCATTACACTCCACCACCAAGCATACCAGAAGATCCAACTGCGCTTGGTCCCTCTCCGCCTGTTCCACCATAAC